TATCTTATCTTCGAGATCGAGGATCTGCGTCAGTGCATACGCACAACTTATGCATTCAGGCTGTACGCTTCTCAACTTCTGCGGGCAGCCCGTTATCCTTGTGCAGATAATTCTATGCATTCCTTTACATGGTGTCATGTTGTCTCTCCCTTAACTCCAGTTCTCATATTCTTCCACTGCAAGCGTCAGCTCACAATAATGGCAAAGCACAGTCCCGAACTTCCTGTTTTCCACCAGGTCCACTTGCACAGGCTCTGTGTTATCCGCGGTATTATTCAATTGATACTTGGCCCTGAACGCCGCACAGATGTCTTCAATAAGATCCTGAAATACAATTTCGCTGGCATCCCTGTCCTTCAGCCCGTATATCCCCATAATCCGGAAAGTATGGACACGAGAATCATGTGTTGAAGATTCGGTTTTCGCCGGGGTTTTTCTCCTTGTAATAGTCCAGCCGTTAATCCTCTTTTCCCCGTCATCATCTTCGACCCGGAACAGGTCCAGAAATTTTCCCCATTCCGACGCCCATCTCTCATAATCATGCACAACGCCAATGCCCTCCACGCCGGAAAGAATTGCCTTAATTTGTTCCCTGATATCCGCTAATCCCATAATCCTTAATCCTTAATCCTTCCACTTAATCCTTAATCCTCTAATCCTTAATCCTTTTTATTATTTCTTCCGGTATACTTTCCAAAATACGCATCACCCGGTCTTCATTCTCATCAAAACCTTTCTCAAACATGTGAGCGCCCTTTGTGCCTCTCCGTGCGATTGTTATGGCGATTGCAAATGCTACTGATTTCGATTTTTCCCCGGAAATTCCAAGCTTTCTTTCCACCCAATGCTGTATCGGGCCGATGGGCGGAAAGTGTGGCTTTGTTCCAAGCTCAACAGGCTCCCCATGCGCAAGTGGTGTGCCAAGCAGACCCTTAACACTCCGGCCTGATATACTCACGCTTGGATGGATACTGTCACGCAGATGTATCGGTCCGGCGCCCTCCGGTGTTTTCAGTTTTACTTCGCGCTCAAGCAGGGCAAGCGCCTCGGTCAGCTTGGAAACCCGTACATCCTTCGACACTTCAGGATATCGTTTCGTCAGCCGCTCAAGATCACTCAAATCCGCTATAATCTTCGTTTCCAGCATCCTTCCCTCTAATCCTTAATCCTTAATCCTTAATCCTTAATTTACCTATACTTCCTCGAATGCGTCAATCCATCGCCTCGCCAGCTCGGCTTCTTATCCTGATCTCTCGTAACCGACGCTGGTAAAGACTGGCCTTCTTTAATCCCCAAGTGCCCAAAATACACAGAGCGGAATGTCTTTGCCCTGGCTGCGTATTCTCTACCCTTTGAGCCGTGATCGACACTGTCGGCATTGATCGTGCTGTCCTGGGTCTGCGCATAATATGCCGAAAGCATATTGCAGAAATGAGCCGTGGCCAGCGCCTGCACGGCCTCTTCGTCAAAGGTTTTCACAGTGCAGGCTGCGTCTGTGCAGGTATGCAGCGCCGTATATGTCACACGGATGCTTTCATTTGTGTCCGGCTCATCTTCCAGGAACCTCAGGTATTCCCCTGCCGGTTTTTCGTACATCATCCATGCATCATCCTGCAGGACGTCCGGCGTTTCGTCATCATCGTCGACCGGATATTCCACGGTTTTGATTACGGAAAATCCATCTGCCCACAAAGCCAGAAGCGTAACCGCATAGTCAAATCCACCGTCGCCGTCTTCATCTTCAACAATAACCTGCGGCCTGTGCCTGGAGTGTTCCTTCATGGCCATGCTGATCGCTAATATCTTCTCAGCCTCATCTAAGGGAAGCTCTCCTCCGACCATGTTCCCGATTGCAGTTATGTAATCCTGCAGTGTGCTCATGGTTTCAGCTCCACATCCGGCAAATTCATAAACATGATCCCCAGGGCCTGCTCGATCATCCCGGCCCTTCCGCGATTATCAACAGTTATCTTCTTATCTCCCTCTGTGAGTTCAACTAATGCATCCGATTTGCTTTTTACAGTGTAAACGTCGCCGTATGGCGTTGTCACAAGGGTCGTCGTGGCACATCCGGCACAGGCCAAAATAAACACCGTTATAAAAAATAGTTTCTTCAATTTTTGGCTACTCCTTTCGCAATAAAAGTGAAGCTCGTCCCGCCAACTACATATTTGAGCCGCATATATTTCCCGAAATTTGTTACAGCAAACCGATATTGGCCGGTCGCTGTAATCTGTGTGCAGGTTGTGTGGTCGTAATATGTAGAATTATCATCAGAAGTTTGAATTGTAATATCCAGGGTCGATGTGCCGGATTCTGCTGTCACGTTGACGAGGATCTGCCCTTCGATATATGCCGAAACCTCAAATCCGGAGGTGTACGCTGTGGCCGCCGTGTATGTCCCCGACGCCAGGAAGGTTATAACCCGCGTTTTCCTATCTCCGGCAAACGCAAAATCCGCCCACAGCAGGCAAAGAGTTGCACACAGAACGACAAGCAGCGCTTTTTGTGCTCCTTTGTACCATCCAGTCATAAAGCCCCCTTTAAAACGCATCTCAGCTCCTTTGAGTTCGCTTCGCTCAATCAATCTGCGATTAAGCGAAGCGATTCAATGTTTATAAACCTAATCAGAGATAATAGGTGGCGCCGCTACACCGGCTGCGCCCATTATGATCCAGCCGACTACATCATCGACATACAGAAGAGTCGCATTGTCTCCGGCATCAGCAAAAACTATAGTGCTGAAGCCTGTGCATGTCGCAGGCGTCAATGTCCCAGTTCCGTTGCCATCCGTATCCAGATCGATTGTTAATATCTGACCATTTTCTCCATTCGCCAGGGTCAATGCCTCGGCATCCGCTCCGGTTGTCTTGGCTACGTAAGCATGCGTGACAGGTATTGCCAGCGAGTCAGCATCGCTTGTTGTAGAGCCGCCTGGAGAAAAGACAATGGCGCCAGAATCATCGGGCACGGTCAGGCTGTTATCCGCGGTCGGGTCTGTGACGTCAAAAGTAGTCTCATGGTCGTCGGCGGTATTGCCCTCAAAAACAAGATCACCTGCAGTTGTGCCCCAGATTCCGTCTGCTGCCTCTTCCGCGCCCTGCACAAGGCATATTATGCCTGAGTCATCAGGCACTGTAACGGTGTTATCCGCTGTCGGGTCCTCCGGTGCGATTGTAGTTTCATGAGCGTCCGCGGTGTCGCCCTCCAGAATTATCGGAGTTGTGCCGCTCAATACGCCAAGAGATGTTACAGCGCTGGAATCAAAATAATTCTGAAAACTGAAAAAATAATCTGTCGTGTTCAGAGCAAAACCAACTTTCTGGCTCCATGACGGGGCGGCTTGCGTAACCGCAGCCGCGGTCTCAGACAGATATCCGTTGCCGCCCTCCGAAAGCGATGACCATCCGGTCAACACGCCGATTACAATAATTTCCACTGTTTCGCCTGATGCGCTTGCGGTTTTACTTCCTACGACGCCGATTGCAGGACGCAGGGCTGCATCGTTTGAATCAGCCTGATACGCATATCCGTCCGCATCCTTCAGGCATACTACTTCACCGGTTGCAAGGGCCTCTCCCGCTGTGGCAGAAACCCTGTATAAAATTTTCTTTACGCTATAAGCAGCCATTGCCTGCGGCGCGGCCAGCATCAGTACAAGCGCCAGTACAAAAACACCCATTGTTATTTTTCTAAAAATCTTCATATCGTATTTCCTCCCTTTTTTTGAGATTAGAGGATTAATCCTTATATCTTAATCCTCTAATCCTTAATCCTTAATCCTCTAATCCTTAATCCTTATTTCCTACGCCACTACAGCCTTATACCCGCCCCTATAGTCAATTACAGTTCCGGCATATTCGTGGCGTATCTTGTACCTCACCTTGTCAGCGACAAAGACCTGTTCGCTTTGTGGTGTGTCTGCGATAAACATCTCCGGCTCCTCGCGCCCGTTAAGATATCCCATTTCGATCATATCGATCACGTTTGCCGGCAGAAACATGCCCCAGTCATTCGCATCAGCAGCGAGAAGCGACAGGGTATGGCCTTTCACCCGATTAACCAGAGGGTTAGGCAGTTTGTCGGTCAGATCATTAGTGGAATAATAAAACTCTTCCTTTTCGATTTGCCCGATCAGGTTTAGAAGCGCGGGAGGCCCTACGATATTAACTTTCACGTCGGGGTCATCCAGCAATCCAAGATATTCTCCCGAGTCTTTTTCGGTCATCGCAGCCAGGGCTTTCCATGCTATCAGCGCTGTAGAGTGCGAAAGAGCCGCGGCTCCAAGATTCAGATGAGCGCCTCCGCCGGTAAACCATGCCGTCCCGTCGGAGCAGTTGGTGTTAGAGGTAAACATATTCCAGATATACTTGCCATGAGTTCGCCTGGCCGCCCTGCTCAAACCATCGACTAATCGCCGTATGATTGTAATATCGTCATTAATGATGGTTTTCCTGGTAATCGTCAGGATGTTGCCTTTCTGCCCTAATGAGTACGTGCTTTCCTCATCGGTAACGCCGGTGATCTCATCATAATCGGCTGTCTCAGGATCAACATCCGCCAGATCAGGAAATCCGCCGACCAGCACAGCTTCCTGCGATCTGAAATCCTTGACCGACTTTTTGATGGAAACAAGCAGGTCTTCCAAATACCTAAAAGACTTATACTGCTTTACAAGCCGCCTGCCTAATGTATTGCCTAACACATAAGAGAATGTTGCAGATGTGATATCCATCTTGGAAACCATCTCCCGCGACATTGCCTTCCGGTTGATTCTCCCGGTCACCTCGGTATCGCCGGTGAAAAAGTTATACATATCTCTCAGCCCTTTAAAAGCCGGGACTTCATCAAACTTTTCGTAATCCTGCGCCGACCTCATGTCCTCAAAGAACGGCTGATAATCCAACCTTTCCATCCTCGCCAGTTCGACCATATCCTCTTTTTTCAAGCCGAACATCCGGTCAACCGCCATCTGCGCTTTTTCGATGGTACCTATACCCACGCGGATGCCTGATCCCGGGATCGGATCACCTTCCGGAGGCTCCGCCATTTTTGCCTGGAAATCCTTTGCGTCACCAATTGCCGTATCCAGAGCCGCTTCCTCAAAAGCCTTGCCCTCAAACTTCTCCCTGATACCTTTCTGCAAAAATTCAGGAAGATCACTCACGGAAAGCTTTTTCTCCAAAGCCATACCACAGCGAAAGATATCCAGATCATCCTTCGTCACAACCGCCGGGCCATCTTCTTTTTTTTCTTTTCCTGACTTCTGATCTCCGACCTCCGACTTCTGTTCCTTATGTTCCATCGCCATTCTGGCCAGCGCTTCCACATCCTCATCAGGAGTGTCATCAAAGACCTTCCCTTTAAGGAGATCCGGCCTCTTATCATTGATAAGATCCCATAACTTTTTCTTCATAACAATTTCCTCCCCTTTAGGGCCTGGCATCGATGCCACTGCCCGGTTAAATTTTCCGCCCGCAGCCGGACGGGTAACTATGTCCACGCTGTCCGCGGTCTTAAACTTGATTGTCTTAAAAACCTGTTTGCCGTCGATTGTATCTTTGGCGGCGCGAACGATTGCGTCGTAAGAAAGGCCATAAATCTTCTTGCCGTCCTGCATAGCCGAAAGCATATTTTTCCCAAGCCATTTTGCCGATTCGACAAAATGCAATACTCCTTGCAGCCCTTTGCCTGCGACATGCTTCACGCCATCGATCCAGCCGACCTTGTTTTTTACAAGCAGCTTCTTGATGTCAAAAAGAGCTTCCGGCAAATGCGATGCGCCGCCGCCCTTCAGCTCATACAGATTGACATCCACATTTTCAAAGACGCCTTCATCTGCTGCGGCCTGTAAAACATCATCAGAATTATACCATCCGTTTTTTGTGAATCCGGGCTCGCAAATAGTCACGTCCCACTCCGTCCCCTCCGGGTTTTTAGCAGCGCCCATCTGTATCGCGACAGACATTCCATCGTCCATCTCGCTCTGCTGTGATCTGGCGTCCACCCATGTCTTTTCAACCTCAACAGGCTCGCTGCCAAGCTGGACTTCACCCTCCATAATCGAATACGGCAGCTTGTAATATTTCGATTCCGCATCGTCTTTATAAATAAGATACGAGCCGAATACTTCTGTGACCCAGAAGTCTTTGTTCCTGGCGCGAAGAGCATCATAAAGCAGATCCCGCACCTGATCCAGGCTGACCTCCTGTGCATTTCGCTTATCGCCATTTTTTTTCTTCATACATTCCCCCTTTTAGCCTAACAGACTACAGCCTAACAGCCTATGCCTTTTTCTTTCCCGCGATAACTTTCCTTTTTTTGGCAGCCGGATTAATGCCGGTAACAGCAATGCTGCCCAGCGGTTCGACCTTATCTCCGGCCTTATACCGAACTTTCTTCCCGCCGTTTGTAACCAGCACGGCCTCATCACCATCCACCCTGCTGCCAAAAAGATATTCCGCCCCAATCCCATAAGCCTTGCAAGCCGCTGCAATCAGTCCGTCTGCTTTTTCTTTTTCGATTTTTCCATTCGCCATGCCTTTTCTCCTTTTTATTATTTATTCATTTTTTTCTTGCCCTCACGCTGCTTCCTTCCACTCCTCAGCCGCCTCATCCCAACTGGGATGCCAGGATATTGTATATCACCCGCAGTTAATCGTATTCCCTGCCGACCCTTTCGGGTCCCTGGGATACGATAGTTTTTCACCGCCAATATCAAAATCTTCGTCCACTTTCCGTTTCTGCCCATCCGCTGCCACATGCGACAATCTCGGGACCCTGGACGTTGCCCCGTGTTTCCATTCCTTCCTTAACC